GACGTTGGTCGTGAAAGCCGACTGACGGATCGTCGCGAGCAGCAGGGTCTCGAACGCGCCGCCGTAGGAAGGAACCAGCGCATAGGTTCCGGTCGCATCCTGCCCGAGTTGCACCAGATCGACAGGATTGGCGTGCTGCGATAGCTGACGGATGATGTCAGTCTGCTTGGTCGGGGTCATCCCCGAGCCTTCTTTCACGCGCAGGTAATTGAAGGCGGGCGTCGCAGGGGTTACGCCCCACGCTGCCTCATCGACGAGGGCTACGTCCCTTTGTAAACCGGATGCGAAGGCCATTTCTGTTTCCTTGGAGAGGCCCTGTCAGGCCAGGGAGAGACGCCTGTAGGCGACGGTGAAGCTGATCTCGTGATAGGCGCCGTCGTCGGAATCGTCCTGCACGATGGGGCCGTCGAAGCCGAGAAACTCGATGTTGCTGACGAACTTGCCGCGAAACTGCGCCATCAGGCTTTCCATGCGGCTCGTCCATGGCGAGCCGGCCGGATTGAGACCAACGCCGGCGGGGATGTAGAGCCCGATGCGGACGCTGCCGGTTTCCTCGTGATAGTTGCTGGATGCGCCGAAGGAGATTTGCCGCTCCGCCGTCACCGGATAGAGTATTTGCATGAAGGCGCTGTTGTCGGTTGGGACCGAACCCACGGTGTTCGCGTCGAAAATCGGCGTATGCGACCAGTTCGTTGAAACGATTGAGCCGATGGCGTTCATCACGGCGAGCGACGCCATGTCTATGCGCCCGTTACTTCGAGTTCATAGGCGATCAGCTTGTCCTGAATGCGCCTCGAGCCGTCGTCGACGGCCATGATCGCCAGCGTCTTGCCATTCCAGATGACTCGGTCTTTTTTTACGAGAAAGGGCGTCGGGAAATTTACGGATGTGACAGAATCGGCAAGGACGATCATTCTGCGCCTCAATTGGCTGACGCCGCCAACGAGATCCGTTGCGTCCAGCCCGATCACCCACGCGTAAACACTGTAATCGCCGGCGCCCGTTCCCGAGGCGCGACGCAGCGTCACGATCTCGCCGGGGCCGAACTGGGAGGCCAGCGCGCGCAGGTAGGAGGCCTTGATGCGGTCGGTGAGCATCAGGAAAGAACCGGGGTTCGATAATTGTCGAGAAGGCTCTGGACGCCGGGCGGAAGGTTGGCTCCACCGACATCATCGGCGCCAGCGGCGACCCAGTATTGGGCCTCCCAGACGTCCGGCACTTTCTCGGCGCGCAGCATGGGATCGCGGCCACGTGCATAGTAACGCCCGGAGACCGTCCGGATCGCCGCATCGGAAACATCGCCGGGGATCGGGCTGTAACCGGCGGCGTATTCCGCGACGATCGGAGAGGAGCCCCAGCGTGATGGATAGGCGTTGGCGTCCAGCCGGATGAGCTGTCCGGTCGACGCATTGAGGAGGAAATCCTCGTCCGCCACGAGGGCCACGCCATCCTCCTTGAGGGAGACGAGGGTCGTCACCGGCCAGCGGGAAAGCTGGATCGGATCGATCCCGCCGACGATTGTCTGTAACGGAACCTCCCGCGAGGGAAAAAAGCGATCCCTGATCGTTTCCACCACGAAGACGCGATTGCAGAAATTTTCGATGGCTACAGACGCCTCGGCGATGTAGCGGGTGAGAACGGCATCCCGCGCGGCGTCGGTCGTGGTCAGGTTGAGCTCCGCCTTGATGCTGGCGAGCGTCGTCAGATCGTGGCTCGCCGCCGGTACGGTGACCGTCGAGATGACCGCAAAGCGCCCCGCCGGGCCGACGCCGAACCCGGACATGGGTCACCCCCTCCGCTTCGTCTTGTAAGAAGGCGTCGGACGCACAGGCGACGATGCAGGCCCGGAAGCTGCCGCTCCAGCGACGGATGCGTCGACGGCATAGGGTCTTTCGGGAAAGCAATGCGGAACGGCAAAGCCCTCCCGGATCATGAGGTCCGCCTGTCCGGGGGGCAGAAGCGCCGTCGCCTGCGCCTGCCAGGGGAATACTTGCCTGATGAATCTGACGCCCTTCATGAAACCCTCCCGAATTGTGACGCGGGATGGCGCCCGCGCCGTCTCTCGTCAGGCCGGCAGGCGATCGAAGCCGGCGAGATTGAAGATCGCGCCCACGCGCGCCGTATCGGCGCTCGCCGCCGAAAGATCCGGGGTGAACAGCAGCCGGACGTAACGTCGGGCGGAACTGAGATCGGCGCCTGCGATCTCCAGAACATCGGTGAGCGTGCCGCCGCCGGTGGGGCCGGTCGAAACAACGCCTGGATCGGCATAGCTTGCAAAATCCGCCCAGTTGGAGCCGTCCGCGCTGTCCTGAAGCTTCACGGTCTTGAGGGTCAGCGTCGCCGCCTGCGCAAGAGTCACCGTCCAGTAGAGAACGATCTGAGCATTGAGCGGAATCCCCGCTGAGGTGAAGCGATCGATCGATGCGCCCGTGATCGCCGTGTTGTCGCCGGCGCCGCCGGCTGTAATGGCTGTATTGATACAAGCCGCGCGCGGGCGCACGAGCGACTTCACATCCTTTTGCAGGACAATGCTCATGGAGGTTTCCTTTCAGAAAAGGGAAAGAAGGTGCGGGCAAGGATCGCGCCTCGCCCGCGATCAGGGTCAGGCGACGGCGGGAGCCCAGCGCACGGCCTGAATGACGGCGATCGACGCGTCATGGCGCATCTGATGATCATGCTCGGAGATGGCGCGGATAATCGTCTGATCCTGCTGGAACGCCGAGATCGTTGCGCCGTTCTCGTCGACGTAGGTTCCTTCGCGCGACACGGCGAGCTCCATCTGCATGGAGTCGAAAATCATGTCCTCGCTCATCTCCACGAGGAAGATGAAGGAAAGATCCTTGTTCGATCCGTCCGCGTTCCAGTAGCCCGTGCCGATCTGGGTCGTCTTGTAGAACGGATATCCCAGAAGGCGCCCACCCATCAGTTCGTCGCGGAACACATAAAGGCCGAGACTGTTCACCACATTGAACAGATAGTTGTAGGTGCGCGGATGGAAGAACCACGCGCGGCGCGTCTCCGGCACATTCGCGCTGTCCAGACGATTGACGGCGCCCGCGAGCGCATTCTGGACGCTCGTCAGATCAACCGTCTGGTTCGCCGTGATGAAGTTGCCGCCTGTCGAGTTAGCCGGATCGGTAGCGTTGACGGCGAAAATCGAGTTGGCCGTCGTCGACCAGACGCCGATCGTTCCGCCTTTCGCCGCCACCCAGCCATTCGCGAAGGACAGAAACCCGCGCGGGGTGTCAGCCATTCCGTCGCCGAGCAGAAAAGCGAGGTCCTCGCGCAGGGCCATGACGCGGACGAGATCATCGCGGACGAAGGCGTCGACCGCGGGGTCGGCATAGCGCATCATATCGTTCGACACCGGAACCAGCGCGGTCAGTTTCTTGTAGGTCGCAACGATCCGGTTGAGAGACGGTTCGGATTTGACGATCGCCTTGTTCTCATTGCCGTAGCTCGCGGTGGCGGCGCTCGCCTGACCCGGCAGGGTCATGGTGCCGCGCGGCATGGGGAGGACGCGTGGACCGGCGGAACGCACCACCGTCTGTGCGCGTAGCAGCGGAATGATCTCGTTCATGACGTCGGGCGGGACGATGAAACCGCCGGCGGCGCCCGATGAGGTGACGAGGGCCTTGGTGACCGGGTGGCTCTCGCCATAAACATCGAGGGACGCCTGCCGCGCCGCGTAGATATTGCCGTTGCCGACGCCGATCATCTTGGCTATGCCGCCGAGCAGCAGCGATTTTTCCTTTGCGTAGGGCGATGTCTCGGGAGCCGCGGGAATGCGGGCGTCGGTGACCGGGTCCTGACCGGGCGCCGGCTGCGCCGATTTGGCCGCGAGATCCTGAGCCGCTCGCGCGCGCTCGATCCGGGCGTCGCAAGCTTCGATCTCGGCCTTGAGCCGATCATATTCCGGCTGATCCTCGGCGGCGAAGTCTTCTTTGGTGGCGAGCGCCTCAAAGGCGGCGAAAGCTTTCTCGCGCGCTGCACGAAGTTCCTTGATATTCGACATGACATGACCTTTCGCGCCGCGGTCAGCGCCCGCGCCGCCTTGCCCGTGTCGGGCGGGGACTCTTCGGGTTCGTTTTCGCCGGCGTGTTCTTCCGGAGTTTCAATTTCAACGAGCATGGCCTTGAGCAGCGCGTGACCTTCCTCGATCATCTTGCAGGCCGAGCTGATACGCGCGTGCGTGGCTTTCGAGAGCACGCGGCCCGCTTTCGTGGAGGCGGGAGCCACTGCGCTCTCTCCCAACCGCGCCTCGTAATGAGCGAGGACCGCCTGCGCTTTTGCCGCAACGTCGTCGGGAAAGTCCGCCCCGTCCAGCGCCGCGCGGGCGGCGGCGACTGTTCCCGCATCCACCATCAGCCGGCCTTCGACCAGCTTGGCGAAGGGGATGGCGTAGCCCTCGGGCGCACCCACGGCCGCTGCATCATAGGCGAGGAAGCCCTTGTGCGCCGTCCTGGCGTCGAGCGTATCGGCGTCGAGGATCGGGGTGGCCGCAGCGCCGGCAGGTGCAAAAGGCAGATTGAGCGACGCGCCGACGCGCCAGTTTCGCTCGGGTAGCTGGCGCTCGATCACCGTCGCCTCG